ACACAGTAGAATTCTTCAGAAACCGGGTACTCACTTTTCCCCAATAAAGTGTGTCTATTGTGTGCACAATAGGTACAACAGGTGTACTATTACGGGTACAACAGATACGCTTTAGTACGGTGAAGTGCCGCAGCAAAAATAGTATCATTCGATACCATTTTTGGTTTATCGCAATAGAGTGCTACAGTATAAGAGCAAAAATAGTAAGATATGCTACTCTCTTTGTGAACGAAATATGAACGAACTGCAAACAATTGTGAACGGACTGTTACAAAACTGTAAAAGTCATTGAAAATAGCCGTTTTTTCCTGTATAATGCCCGTAGGGCAACCGAGTTAGGGAAGCCCAGTGAACCTTGATAATTGAATACAGGCGCACGGATGAGCGCACAAGGACGGGTGGCAACGCTTGCGATGATATGAGCGAACGGCGAACAATCCTTGATGTGCACGTGTGCTGTAGTTTCTCTATATTTTGTCAAAATCCTTTTACCGCTGTTGTACAAAGGGTGCAATGTTTCACGTGAAACATTTGGACGTTCAAATCGTCCACAGCGGTTTCCGCAATAGTGCGGTAAATTTTCAATCAAAAAGGAGATAAAAACCATGAGAAAAATCAAGTACATCACCAGAACCATCAACAACCTTAAAGCTGTTTGTGTAACCTTTGTTGTATCAAAGGGTGCGGTTGAGGAAGTCACATTTGACGTTCAGAGCGGTATCACAGAGGACAAGGCTCTCGACTGGTTACGTGCAAACGTTGAGAGCAATGACCGCAAAATCGTTATGGTTAAGGAGTACAGAAAAGAGGAAAAATGTTACGCCCTTTCCGAAACCGAGTTCCTCAAGTATGCACATGAAGTTGATGCCAAAACAAGGAAAGCAATTGAGAGTGAGAGCGAGGACGAAAACGAGGCAGAGAACACGGACGAAAAAGCACAGTAAAGTTGTGGGCTGGTGCAATTCCAGCCCGCCCGCATTGCTCAAATGAGCAAAGGAAAGGAGCGCAAAATGTATATTACAAATGAGGATTTTAAAGCAATTGAAAAGGCTTTATCAATGTTTAGTGGTGATACGTTCAATAATCTTACCGAAGAACAACAAGAAACAGTTACAAAAGCGGACTCTGTAATGATGCGATTAGTACGAAAGAAAAAGCACGATAATGCGCGCCAAAAATCGTTCATGGTAGAGAAGCGCAAAAGTGACAAATTTTATGGGCGTAAATTGTACGTTCACAAGGATGGCTCTTTAGGGTACAAATGAGCAAAGGAAAGGAGAGAAATTTATGGGTAAACCTTTAGATGAATTTATCGAGGATTTGGACTTTATAACCGCACGGATTGAGGAGAGAACGGGCGCACGTTGCGTCTACACCTACGAGCCGATACGGGACGAGATTTTAATAACAATCGGGGCGCACTGCTGGCAATCGTTCGGCGTCCGTAAAAAAGCCGAGTTCGTGCAAAGCTACATTGACCACTGGTGCGAACTTTACGAAACAGCGGTTAACCTCTGTGGTTACTAATCGTTAACATTGGCTACCACTCACAGTTCAATCTGTGGGCGGTGACGAGTGCTAAAGATAGCACCGAGAAAAGGAGAAAAAAGCATGGCAAAAATCAGAGCAAATCAGAGAGTTATAGTTGAAGACTGGGGCGGTATTTATAGTACAGATACTTGTTATATGTCCGACTTATTAAAGGCTGGTAACATAACCATAAACGTGTTAGCGCGCTGGGCGTTTGGAGACTCTACGCATTATGACGAGCAATTAAAAGGAAAAGTTCAATCTCAGACTTATTACAGTGTTTTATATGTGGACGAAAAAGCGGGTAGATGTTTAATCACAGCGAACCGCATTTATGGCAAGGTGTATTGCATTAAATTAAACAATGTTGAGCCATTAAAACCGCTTTACACCAAAGAAGATTTGGTCAATAAACTGGGCTACGATTTCGACTTTCTTGATTATGAGTCTGGCAACATTCTTTAACATTGGCTACCTCTCACAGTACAAACTGTGGGCGGTGACGAGTGCTAAAGGCATTCGAGATAAGGAGAGAAACAAAATGAGAAAAGAGAAGAAATACATCATTGAAAATGGCGTAGCATGGACAGAAACACCGCCCGTAAATGTTGCCGAGTTAGGACAATGGCTGAAATGGTCTAAAGGTTCTGATTTGTTCACAGCGTACAAAACACCGAGTGTTGAAAAACGTGAGATTTGGAACGAATGGAAAGTATATTTTGCACGGCTTGCAACGCAAAGAAATACAGAGACAGGTGGAATTGTTCACCACGTAGTTCCGCAAATGTATGTAATGAGCCGTAACGCTTTTCAGTTTACCATCGGTTGTCGTATCGGTAACACTTTCTACTACGTGACCAAGACGAGAAGAGAGCGCACATTGATAACGGATTTACTTTAACGCTGGCTACCACTCACAGTACAAACTGTGGGCGGTGACGAGTGCTAAAACTAAACAGCATTCGAGACAAGGAGAAAGACAAAAATGGCAACACTAAAACTAATGGTATGCCGAAAGAGTATACCGAAACGCTTGCAAAGCTGGCGTACAATTTAGAAGACAGGGTATATGGCGATGTAAAAATCATGTACCAGTCTAACACCGACAGTTTTGTTGGTTCAATCTCGCATATAGGAGTAAAATTTTACTTCACTATTGCAGAGATAGGCGAACAAATTATAAATGGTGTTGGTGCAAATGAAATGGTAGTAATGCTCATAGCAGACTATCGCAACTTTATTACTACAAGGTTCATCAAAAAAGTACAAAAGGAGAATGAGAAATGAACAAGATTTTAAAGAAGCAGTCAGTACAACTCACAGTCACCGATGATTTCGCAACTCTTAAAACGCCTGAGGGTGAAATCAAGGTAAATATCGCTGAAAACAGTGGAACTGAAGCGAACGCAATAATGTTATACATTCAGTTTATCTCTGCTTATGCGATAGCAAGAGATTTGAACCCTATGGATGAATTAGAAAGTGCGTTTAGAGTGCTTGAAAATACAAAGGGTATAAACATTATTATGGCAACACTTTTGACTGGAGATTTAAAGCCCGTAGAGGAATAGCATTTTTCCAGTAATTTGGTGACAAACGTGGGTAGCCAAGAGGTAAGGCAGAGTACTGAAAAGTACAAGTACGGCATAGACTGTAAGGTGAGTAACGCTTCAACCGCTGGTTCGAATCCAGCCCCCACGTTTTCCGCAATAGTGCGGACAAAACAAAACCAGTTCTCATAAGAAAGGAGAAAAAAACTATGAGAAAACCTATGGTAACAAGAACTTTCATAACAATGGAAGTGGTTGCGACAGTCCTTGACACAGAACATCGGACTGTTCAGCAGAAAACCCTCACACTTTCCCGTGTCTACAAGGAGAACAAAATCCTTGAAAAGACAAAGGAAATGTACGACACAGAAACCGAGAAAGTCGTACACATTGTAAGCACAAAGGAAGTCGAAAATCTGTACGGCATGGACGAACAGGATTTCCTCAAGCACGCAAAGAAGCTGGACGCAAAGCGCAAAGAACTTGCAACCGAAGCAACAGAAGAAACAGCCGAAGCAGTTGCAGAGAACTAATCAATTTCAGTACACATGATTTACAGAAAAGGAGAAAATTATCATGGCAAAAGCACAGAACACAGAGTCAAACTACAAGGTAACAATTTCATTTTGCAGTAAGGAACTTTCAGTTGTCGAGAAGATTAAACTGAAAGACCTTTCCGATGCTATCCAGCTGGACAAGATTACCCAGACAGAGGGCGAAGTTTTGATTAACCCTTCGTACTATGCAGTTGTTGAAATTCACAACGAAAAGTCCGAGGATAAGGACTACGAGAATTTCGTCATTGTGGACGTAAACGGCACAAAGTATTACACGGGTAGCCAGTCATTCTGGAGTTCTTTCACGAACATCATGGATGAACTTGTAAGCGAGGGCTTTGAGTCTGACGTTACTCTCAAGGCTTATCGTCTTCCCAGCAAAAATCGTGAGGGCAAGGAGTTTATCACTTGCTCACTTGCATAAGTAACCAGTAACCAGTCAACAATTTTCAGTCTGCACGCTAAAGGGAACTTGAAATATAGTTCCCTTTTTCTTTACGGAAAGGACAAGCCATGGCGAAACATTTGTCTGATAAAGAAAAACAGTGGAGAAGCGAATACTCACACCAGCGCAGAAGAATAAGACAAGCAATAAGACGACAGCAGTTAAAAGGTTATAGCATCACTATTGAGGACGTTATTCCTAAAAAGCCCGAAAAGTTATCCGAGGGTTATATCAAATATTTGCAAACCTTGTCACCAGAAAATCTCCGTGAAAGGTCTGACCTTAAAACAGGTAAAGAGAAAACAACGGAAGAACTTTTTGAAGAAGCAAGACGCAAGAAAGACCGCAGATATTTGGAGAAAATGGAACAAGAGGAAAGCTTTGCAGAACAGTTCAGTTATGGACAGTTAGCAATGCAAGAATTGACCTCAAGGATTGATGAACTGGCATTCCTTTCAAATGACATACGTGATTACGTTATGTACACGCTTGACCAAGAAATCAACGAGTATGGTTTGGACGCAGTAATGCAAAACATTGAACAGATGCCCGAAGAACTTATCACGGAGACAGAGCGTGTTCTTAGGTACGCAACAAAGGACACGTATAAGGTAACGCAAGTGATAAAACTGCTGGAAGTAATAACAGGAACAATTTTAACCTCAGAACAGACACAAAATTTAACTTCACTATTTGATACATCTGTACCATTTGATGACGATTAATGGCTCGAAATAGAGAGTATCGTTACTTTTCTTGTGACTTTGAAACTACGGTCTACAAGGGACAAACTAACACCGAAGTATGGGCGAGTGCTTGCGTCGAACTGTTCACAGAAGACGTAAAGATTTTTCACAGTATTGCTGAAACTTTCGAGTATTTCAAATCACTTAAATCCAACTTAATATGTTACTACCATAACTTAAAATTTGATGGAAATTTTTGGTTATCGTATCTGCTCTGTGATTTGAAAATGGAGCAGGCTCTTGAAAAAGTAGGTGACGGAGAGTTTGATGTAAGGTTTGTGCGAGAAAAGTTTATGAAAAATAACACTTTCCGATACTCTATTTCAGACATGGGGCAATGGTACAGTATAACAATAAAAGTAAACAACTATGTCATAGAAATACGTGACAGTTTGAAACTACTTCCCTTTTCAGTTAGACAGTTGGGTGAAGATTTTAAGACCAAACACAGAAAACTGGATATGGAGTACAACGGCTTTAGATATGCTGGTTGCACGATAACAGATGAAGAACGTAAGTACATAGCAAATGATGTTCTTGTCGTTAAAGAAGCACTTGAGTTCATGTTCTCAAAAGGTCACAACAAGCTTACTATTGGTTCATGTTGTTTGGAAGAATACAAGACAATAATGGGAAAACAAACTTACGAGGAAATGTTTCCAGATTTGTACAAAATTCCCATTCTTTCAAACGCGCACGGAACTGATAATGCTGGCGAATGGCTTAGGCGTTCTTATAAAGGTGGCTGGTGCTATCTTGCTAAAGGCAAAGAGAACAAACTATATCACCATGGAACAACCGCAGATGTGAACAGTTTGTATCCCTCAATGATGTCAAGTGAGAGTGGCAATGAATATCCTTATGGAACACCGAGATTTTGGACAGGAAACAAGATACCAGATGAAGCCAAAGCCCCACACAGATATTACTTTGTTCGTGTTAAGACAAGGTTCTATCTGAAAGAGGGAAAACTGCCATTCATTCAAATTAAAGGTTCATATTTGTACAAAGCAACCGAGGCTCTTGAAACATCTGACGTTTATAACCGAAAAACAGGAGAATACTGTCCTTATTATAAGGATATGAACGGAGAGATAAAAGATACAAGAGTTATATTGACATTGACTTGCACAGATTATGAACTATTCCTTGAGCATTACAATGTAATAGATTTCGAGATTTTGGACGGCTGTTATTTTGCTTCTGCTAAAGGAATATTTGATGATTATATCGAAAAGTACAAGAAACAAAAGTTAGAAAGCAAAGGAGCATTAAGAACATTGTCTAAACTATTTTTGAACAATCTATATGGCAAAATGGCGACAAGCATGGACAGTAGTTTTAAAGTAGCTTATGTGAATGAAAAAGGAGTTATTTGCTTCACAACAGTACAAGCTTACGACAAGACTCCTGGGTTCATAGCTGTCGGTTCAGCCATCACCAGTTATGCACGAAATTTCACCATACGAGCCGCACAAAAGAACTACCACGGAAAGGACAAAGCTGGGTTTATCTATGCAGATACAGACAGCATACATTGTGACTTACCGCCCGAAGAAATGGTAGGAATTACAGTACACGATAAAAACTTCTGTTGCTGGAAACTGGAAACGTGCTGGGACGTTGCAATCTTTGTACGGCAAAAGACGTACATTGAACACGTTACACACGAAAACTGTATTCCAGTTGAGGAGTTACAGGATAAGGACGGAAATCCGTTAAAACCTTACTGGAATATCAAGTGCGCTGGTATGCCCGAAAGGTGCAAAGATTTGTTCGAGAAATCCGTGAACGGATATGTACCGAGAGCGGAAGATAATTTTACAGACGAACAGAAAGAGTTCTTGAAAACCAGACGGACAATTGAGGACTTTAAAACTGGTCTAAAAGTGCCTGGAAAATTGTTGCCAAAAAGAATACAAGGTGGCGTCTTACTGGTGGACACATACTACGAAATGAGAGAATAAAGGAGATAAAACTATGATTGAACTTTTAGGTCAAACATTGAGGATTGAAGACATGGTAGTTATCGGTGAAATTGCTAAACGTGTGTATCACGATAATATCAATGATGGTGTTTATAAACAGCACAGCAGAATGAAAGATGGTGTTGTAGTTGAGATTACCTACGAGGTTGCAAACGGAGACCTTTTCATTACCAACATTATGTAATTATTGTTCCGTCCCTTACACTTAATCGTGTGAGGGGCGGTTTTAAGAAAGGAGCAAATATGATTACAAAAGAAAAATACCAAAAAGAACTGGTGAGAATGTGGGATAGTTTGAGGAGTGACATATTCAAGGGACGAACCTCTTGCGTTGGAGTACGATGTGACAAATGTCCGCTTAAAGGTACTTCTGTTGATGGTACGTGTACCAACTACGGAGCATTTGAACAAATAGAATGTGTCGAAAAGTGGAGCAAAGAGCATCCAGAAAAAGTCAGAAAAGACGGATTTTTTAACAGCTTTGACGATGTTATGTCTTTGTTTGCTTTTGGCAAAATAGACTCCTCTGATTTAATCAGCATTGAACGTTGGTATTCTGACAGCACAATGTACCGCTGGAAAGTTACTTATTTTGGTTTTGAAAAGTAAGAAAGGAGAACACTATGGTATATTCAACACCTTGCGCAAAATGCGACCACAGGAGAGTATGTGGAATTAAGAACAGAATAACTGAATGTATTGACACAATGAATGACATTATTGGTAACAACGATATGATGTCAACCGCTGAAACTATTTTTGCTTGCCCTTACACAACATCAAACGTGCATCAAGAAGCAATACTCGCATACAAGAAAGTATTACAATAAGGAGAGGTGGTGAAAATAATGAACGAACTTTGCAATAAATGTAAGCACAGTACAGTTGCAAATGAAGGACGCATTTGCGTTATGAATTTAGAAGCGTTTTGCAATGGTGAGTACTTTGAAAGTAAAAACATGACTAACGCAGAGAAATTCAAAGCGGTGTTTGGAGTAGAACTCTACTCTGGTTTCTGTCCACACATTGAGACAGAAGCGTGCATAGAGCGCGACTGCTGTGCTGACTGCCCTTATGAAGACTGGACAGAACAGAAATATAAAAAGGAGAGTGCAAATGTTTGAACTTAAGCCATGTCCGATTTGCGAGGCAGAAGCCATCATAATAAATCGTGATGGTGTAGGTAGTATTAAATGTTCTAACAGATGCCGATGTTATAAAGCATCGCATTACACAAATATGTTTGGAGAGGACGATTGGTATCCTTTTCTTATGTTTCAATTCGGCGACCATGTTCAGACAAAAAAGAAAGAAGCAATGAAGCAATGGAATGCTTTTGAACTTCCGCAATCATTTGAACAGGAACGAGAAAAATTTGAACTTGAAAAAGATAGATATATTTTTGACAAAACGGGCAAATAAAAGTAAAAGGCAGAGAGCAAACATTACGTTTGTATTCTCTGCCTTTTTTCATATCTTGAGCCAGTAATATTTCATTATCACGCAAGCAAGACGGACAACATTTTGTGGCAGTATATTCCAACTGTGCTATCCACAAATGTATAATGAATATTACCGACAGATACTACAACTTAATAGGAAACCATTTTCATCACAGCTTCTTTACATCTTAAATCTTTAAATCTGAAACATCCTTTCTCAAAGAAATATCTCATATTTTGGATAAAAGCATCGTTAGCTTTCAGCATAACATAGTTCACATTATGGTCTTCTGTCGTAATCGATATTTTGTACTTATAAGTCTTGTCTGGTCTATCGTCACAATAGATAACACCCTCACTTGCGAACTCTCTGATAGCATACTCGCAACCGAGATATTTTATTGTACCGATATAACGACTTTTTCCCTCTGGCTTTTCGATGAAAGCTTTGTTATCATTTAAGTACACACCCTCTGAACTATAAGCCATATACTTATTTTTAGAAAATGCTCTATTGAATGCGCTTTCTTTCTGTGCTATGCTTGCACTTTCATTGAAGCCCTGTTCCAGCACAAATCCATCACCTCGTAGGAAGTGAGTATTCTCTTTAAGCCTTGTACTAATATCCATTTCAACGTAGTACGGATTTATAATGCTTATCGGGTTAGAAATCATAATAACAGGAAGATACTTTGACTGTTCACCCTGACCTCTTGCAAGTGTAGTGTGTATGGACATGAACTTGACAATCTCTGACGGACAATACTCGTTAGTTTCCGACTGAAATTCATCAAACATAATCCTCTTAATATCACTAAGCAAGTGAGACATTTTCTTATATTTATCCGCATTGTTTAATGACAAAGCATAGCCACAAGGTATTCCCTCGCCTGTACCATCTTCGGGTGGTATCAAATACAATTCATAGAAAGCACCTTTTTCACGCTTTTCTGCTTTCATGTGAAATCCATCGAAGAACAATTCTCTAATATCTTTAAAGAACTTATCTGCACAGTTTTCTATCTCCGTATTCCAGCGATAAAGGATAGCAAATTTTTCCCTATACTTAATAAACCTACGTACTAAATAACGTGAGAAGTATGTAGTCTTACCAGCTGTTCTGTTTGAGGTACAAATAAATACCTCTGGTTTGTTACCATTTATGTCCAACAAGGACAATAATTTAGTACCATCGTAATACTGTGCCATTGTTACCATTTATCTCCTTTCCTTTATTATAACATAAGTGTTGACGTTTGGCAAGTAATATGTTATAATCCGAAGTGGAAAGGTGGTGAGAAAAATGGAGCAGTTCACGGGTGTATTTGTAGCACTTGGTTTCAATGCACTTGATATGGTTACAGGTTTAATCTCTGCTATCAAAAATAAGAACGTAGTTAGCGGAAAAATGCGTGACGGCTTGTTCAAAAAGCTGGCATTCATTCTGTGCTATGCAGTTGCATGGGCTATCGATAGCTACGGCTCATACATTGGGTTCAACATAACGGTAAAGATTTTACCGATTATTGTACTCTATGTGTGTGCAACAGAGCTTGTGTCAATTCTCGAAAACATTGACAAAATCAATCCGAAGCTTGGCATATCAAAATTAAGACAGTTATTCCACGTTGATGAAATACCTGTTAACACAGAAAGTGAAAAGAAGGAGGAAAAGTAAATGGTAAAGACAGCAAAGGAAATACTCGAAGCTTTAAAGTCAAAGTTGGACGACACATCTGACGAGACGCTTGCATTGATTGAGGACGTATCAGATACATTAAACGACTACGACAACAAGAACAAAGACACAGTTGACTGGAAAACCAAATACGAAGAAAACGACAAAGAATGGCGCAAAAAGTATCACGACAGATTTTTCAGTTCCGAGTCCGATGAAGAAGACGACAAGGAAGAAAATGATGACATATCTGCCACAAAATTTGAAGACTTATTCAGTTAAGAAAGGAGAATAAAATATGGCAAAACTTATTGCTGAAACCGCATTAAATGCGTCCACGATAAAGATTTTAAACACTATTCGTGCAAACGCTTCACCCGCGTACCAAGCTGCCGTTCCTGTTGTTACCAAGGCAACGGACATTCCTAAACTTGGAGCAGTTGTGTATGGTACACCCGCTTTTTCCAATGAATTTCTTGGCGCACTCATCAACAGAGTAGCGGCTGTCCGTGTTCAGAGTGCTACATTCAACAATCCTTACAAGGCTCTCAAGAAGGGCTACCTTGAGTACGGCGAAACGATTGAAGATATTTTCGTTGCAATCGTAAACGTTGTCGAGTATTCGGCTGAAAAGGCTGAAGCGAGAGAGTTCAAGAGGTCTATCCCCGATGTTCGTTCTGCTTTTCACGTTATGAACTGGAGAACAATGTACCCTGTTACAATTCAGGACGTTGACTTGCAGAGAGCATTCCTTTCGCTCAGTGGTGTTACAGACCTTGTTGCAAAGATTGTTGACCAGATTTACACAGCCGCAGAGTACGATGAATTCTTACTTTTCAAGTACCTTTTGATTAAGGCTATTTCTCATGGAAAGATGAAGCCTGTAAGCATTGGTTCTGGAACAGACCTCAAGGACGGAGCAGTAGCTTACAGAAGCACTTCAAACGTACTTCCTTTCATGTCCGATGAGTACAATGAAGCTGGCGTTCTTACGAACACACCCAAGGAGAGACAGGTCATTTTCATGGATGCAAATTACAACGCACAATTCGATGTAAACGTGCTTGCTTCTGCATTCAATATGGACAAGGCTGAGTTCATGGGCAAGCTGTATTTGATCGATAACTGGACATCCTTTGACAACAAGAGGTTCGCAGTAATCCGTGAGCATTCGGACGGCATTGAGGAAGTTACAAGTGCAGAACTTGCACTCATGGCTGACGTAAAGGCTGTCATCATGGATGAAAACTGGTTTCAGATTTACGACAACCAGAACAAGTTCACAGAGAAGTACGTAGCAAGCGGACTGTACTGGAACTACTTCTACCACACATGGAAGACTGTTTCGTACTCACCTTTCGCAAACGCTGTTGTATTTGTTCCTTCCGCAAATGTACCTACCGCACCTGCTTCTCTCACCATCAAAATCACGGGTAAGGATACCATTGCAGAAGCTACAGTATTCACGCTTGAACTTGACGATTCCACAGCGGCTCTCACGGACAGCAATGCAGAGTTCGTACAGACACAGGCTATCACCGAAGATGGTATTGCAATTCAGAAGTATGGCGCAGTTATTATCCCTGCTTCGAAGCTTACAGAGGAAATCACTCTTGTTGCAAACCTTGGCGGTGCAACGTACACAGCTACGACTGCAATTACAGGTGCAAGTGATGTCGGAGACACAGTCACCATGAACAAGAATGCTTGACAATTAATCAATTAAATCACGGGCACGTAGTTGAGATATATTACGTGCCTGTAATTTAAGGAAAGGAGAACAAATGCCATACACAGGACAGTTACAAATGTTTAGGGGTGTTCCTCTTGACATTGGTGGAGAAGATACATTTTATTTTCCCGACAGAGACTCACAGAATGCCTACTTTGGTGGTTTAGTAGAGAGTTTGCTTACGTTTAATGCTCGTGACTACAAATTTATCAGAGAGGGATATGTGAGCGTTGGTAGACCTCACGACTATTTACAAAACTGTAACTATCTTAGGTTTAAAAATCAAGACCTTAATGGCGCACTGATGATTGCAGAAAAGTGGTATTACGCTTTTATCACAAAGATAGAGTATATAAATGACAACGTAACTGGTGTTTATTTTACCATCGATGTGTTACAGACGTGGTTACCGCATATCGACTACAATTTGAACGAGTGCTTCATTGAAAGAATGCACAGTGAAAGTGATGGCGTTGGTACTAATCTCGCAACAGAAACAGTAAGAGCATATAAAAATAAAAACTACGAGGAAAGTCTCTATGATATAATGGACGAGGGATTTTATGTTGGCGTTCTTTTTACATTCCAAGATACCTTGTTTGACCATTTTACAATAGCAGATGCTGGACCAGATGAAAACGGTTATCATTATTCTGCTGAACTCGGAACTCAAATGATGGATGGCACAGTTAGTGGTGCTAATCTTGTTCTTTTTAAGGGTGACGAAAATGGCATAAAAGAAATGAGAAAAGCAATAAAACAAACAACAAATGTCAGTTGGAGTGACAATGATTACATTAAAGTCGAGAATGTATTAGCCCTCTATATGATACCAGCAAAACTGATAAACGAAGATATACTTCCTACACTCGGAACAAGGGACACCCTTTGGATGTGGAAAGGAAAAACAATACCGACATATAAATTCATCCCTGGGGAGACACACATACCATTAAGTACAGGGCTTAAAAGTGCAGTATTTACGCCAAATTTTGAACTCTTGAAGATAGGCACTTATGAGCCAAAAAATGCAAAATTACTTACATCACAATACACCAACTATGAAGTTACTAATGTAGAGGGAAATACCGCAACGTTAGAACCAGAAGGATTTGTCAGAGAAACGGGCGGAAGTGAAAGTAGAATTATTCCACACTTCACTTTTATTTCATCGTCATTACCGCCGCAAAAAATCGGAGTTAAGTGCCTTTCTTATCCAACTGACAAGTATTATGGGACAAAGTTAGCAAATGACCAGATGTTCCAAATTGGTGAATTACCTGGGGTAAGCCTTTCAATAAGCACTTATCGTGATTGGCTGGTTAAACAGACGCTTCAAAAAATTCAAACAATTGCACCTGTAGCGTTCACAGCCGCATCGGGCTATGCGTCATTTGTATCGGGACTTGAAGCTGAAAGAAAGATTTTCGACCAAGCACAAGTATATGGTTACAAAATGCCCCGTGGTTTTGTAGAAACGATGTATGGAAATGAACTGGGAGAAGCAAGAGGAAAACAAAACAGAGCAGCAAATGATGTACGGCAATCAGTAGCAAAGACAGCATTAAATTTCGCAAACGATGTGGTTACAACGCCCAGACCTATTCCTATTTCTGCTGGAAATGGAAACGATATGTGTTCAGCACTTATGGCGAACAATTTGTTTAAACTCTCGTTCAAGAAAGTTGCACCAGTTGAAGAAGAACTTGTCCGTATAGACAATTATTTTACTGCTTATGGCTATGCACAAAATGCTATCAAAATGCCACACGTAAAATTGAGAAACAGATTTACATACATTAAAACAAAAGGAGCAAGAAACACACCGAAATCCAGTAGCACAAATGACGCTGGAATACCCGCTGAATATATGAGCGAAATTAACGCTTGTTACAATGCTGGAATACGTTTCTGGGTTGGTCAAAATATATCTGACTTGACCAGTGCAAACAGCGTAATTCCATCAAACGAGTGGGACAGCTAATATTAAGAAAGGAGTGATTATATGAGAAGAAAACCAGCTAACGCTTTTGAAGAAAGCCTTATGCTCAATGACTACACGTATATGCAGTATTACAACAGGCTCACAGAGTTGGCAATCTCGATGTTCAAATGGGATAATCTCCCCGACACAGTTGATGAACGCTTCTTGGAACTTGGGCTGTTCAATGACGGACAGATGGTGTACTTTAATGACAAAGACCTTGGTGACCTTTGCTTACAGGTAACTATAGCTGGAAAGCTTGATGTTTACCGCATACCTACAAAGCGTAGGGCTTTCGCCGCAAATGGTTACAACATGAGCCTTGACGAGAAGAACAGCGTTATCATTTTCAACAACTATTTGCACACTAACAACAAACTTGATGTTCTTATGTTTGCAAAACGTTTGTACAATCTTGACAGAGCAATTGATGTAAATGCAAATGCACAGAAAACACCTTATGTTGTTCAATGTGAGGAGTCACAGAGACTTACGTTCTTGAACGTGTACAAGCAAATCGATGGTAACGAGCCAGTTGTATGGGGTAACAAAGGTCTTGACGTAAATGCAATAAAAGTGTTGAGAACTGATGCACCTTATGTTGCTGACAAATTGTACACTTTGAAGACGCAGATTTGGAACGAAGCACTCACTTATCTTGGCATTGCAAACACCAACACAATGAAGAAAGAGCGTATGATTTCTGATGAAGTAATGCGTTCAATGGGTGGTGTCATTGCAAGTCGTTATAGTCGACTCGAAAGTAGACGACAGGCGGCAAAGAAAATCAATGAAATGTTCGGCACAAACATCGAAGTTAATTTCCGTGCAGATTATCGTGAAATGGACGATGAACTTATGCTCACAGGAGAAAGCGAAGATGGTGCAGCAACTATCATGGTAAACGATGTAAGAACAAGAACACCCTATGACGCTGGTTCAACCAGACAGGGTGGAAAGGTGGTAGTATGAGTAAGTACACAACCGAATTAAGATACGTGCTTGAAAGTTACGCTGGTTTAAGTGAAAGCGAGGGAAACGATAAAGTTGAAGAAATAATCGAAGCTGGAATGCCACATTTGTTCGACTTTGAATTACCCATTTTTGACCAAAATTATGCCAGCGTACTTGAGAGCAAAATCTGCCGTCATTTTTACACACGTGAGATAGGGTATGAAACTGTTGGTAGGTTCAAGCTTGGGCTTCGAACTAAACTGATAGAAATCTTACCTTATTATAATCAGCTTTACAAAAGTGAGTTGATTAAATTAAATCCTCTCCGTACCTATACTGTCGAGAAAGTTCATGTAGACAGCGGAAGTACAAAGAATGTATCTGATAACACCTACAATCGACAAGACGAAAGCAACACTAACGCAACAAGAACAAGCAATTCCAGTCAGACAAATGGAACTAAAAACAAGGAAAGATTTAGTGACACTCCTAACGGAACTCTTGCTGACATTGAGAACAACACATATCTGTCAAGTGCAACAATTGTTGACAACGAACAGAGTGGTAAATCTCAAGAGTACGAGGGAAGTGCTGGAGCAAACAAATCTAAAATAAATGGTGGTTCAGAGCAGACAGATGTTTTCACCACAAATATGCAGTACGTTGAACACGTGAGTGGACTCAATGGTATTAGCGAGAGTAAACTGTTAATGGAATTTCGTGATACGTTCCTCAATATCGACATGAAAATCATTGAAGAACTCGAACCGCTGTTTATGCAGATTTGGTAATAACTATGAAAGGAGAAAAGATAAATGATTGACTTTTTGAGAATGCCTTATGTACAGAAAGTTCTTCCTCTTGTGTATGACGAAAGTCTCAGCTATTATGAACTTCTTTGCAAAGTTGTAAACAAGCTGAATGACACAATCACTGAACTGAACTCACAGGGAGAGGATGTCTCACAACTTAAAGCAGAAATGGCAGAAGTCAAATACTGGATTGACCACTTTGACGTTGAGGGATTTGCAAGGCTTACGGGCGCAGATTTCCTTGGCAACGTCACAACGACAGGCAGTATGTCAGCCGCACAAGGGTTCAATGGTGATGTAACTGGCAATGTAACTGGTAATGTAACTGGTAACTTGACAGGTGATGTAACTGGTGACGTGACTGGTAACTTGACTGGTAACGTTGTCGGCAATGTCCGTGGTAATGTTACTGGTATCCTCACTGGTTCTGTCAATGGTGATGTAAATGGTAACGTCCGTGGTAATGTCACTGGTAATGTTGCTGGTAATGTATCTGGAACATTGACAGGCGATAGCCACGGCACTCATTATGGTGGAGTTGTTGGCAATGTAACTGGTGATGTTAATGGTGATGTTACTGGTGATGTGAGTGGCAACGCTGGCAGTGCTGACGTTCTGTCAACACCGAGAGACATTATGGTGGACTTGGAAGCTGACAGTTCGGAAGCTTTCGATGGCAGTGATAATGTTGATGTAGGGGTTAAGGGTGTGTTACCTGTTGAGCATGGTGGTACGGGAAGTGATAGCTTTGACTCTGTACCTACGGCTGGTAGCACAAAACCCGTAACAAGTGGCGGTGTTAAGAACGCGTTGGATGCGAAACAGGATACGCTTACGTTTGACATTGCTCCTGCACAGGGAAGTACAAATCCTGTAACCAGTGATGGGATATATAATGCTATCTCACAGGCAGGAGTTGGCGTGGTAAGTTCCGTGTTCAACAGAGTGGGGCAAATTGTAGCCGCTGATGGGGATTATAATGCTTCACAGATTGTATTCAATGGTCAACAGGCTGGAATGAACGCAACGAGAGTACAGGGAGCAATTGAGGAAATTGTTGATATGCTTGACGATTTACCTAATTCACTCGCTGGGCTGGATGATGTTGCAGTCAGCGCACCTACAAATGGTCAGATTTTAAGGTATGATGCTGTTGCAAATAAGTGGGTGAACGCTAACGAGACTGTGGGGATTGCTCCTGACAACGTAAGTGGGATAGGTGTTGTTGCTGGTGATGGTACGCTTACTGTCAAGTGGAGTGACCCCGATGATACAGTGGTGGAAGGGCAGACCATTTGTACGTGGGCAAAGACAAAGCTGGTGATTAAGGTTGGTTCTTATCCGAGCAATGAGGATGACGGAACTGTGGTTGTGACAAATAGTGTCAGAAATCAGTATGCAACAAACGGGTATACGATTACGGGACTGACAAATGACACGACTTATTACTTCCAGCTGTTCCCGATTTCAGATGGTAATGCAGTCAATAGAAATACGGCAAACAGAGGTAGTGGAACACCGAGAGACGTTATACAGGTTACATTCACAATCCATGGTGCAAAAGAGGACAATGTTTCAATCTATAACAGTAACAATGTTTTGGTTGGAACTTGTGTATTTGCTACAGGGGCTACGACAGGAACATTTACAACAACTGTTGCTGGCGGTTACACTGATACTTGGAGACTTGTGTCATCAAAAAGTGGCAAAACCTTTAACGTTTCAGTAACATCTGCTCCCACGCAAACCCTGTATGCAAGACCTGTAAAAAGTGCAATATGGTACGGTTTTGAAGACACCACTATAACTCTTAACCGCTACTATCCTAACCAGGGTGGTGCAAATGATGCAAACGTTGTAATGACAAGACGTACCAATGATATTCAGTTTACTGCCACTGGTTCGGGAATTGCTGGCGGTGCTGGAAGTATATTCTTTACAGTACCATCTGACGTAACATCTGTTACAGCAAAGATTGAAGGAAGTTTGACAGTAACAAATGAATATGATATTGCCAGCGAGATTAACCTGTTTGGAACTACCGATATACAGACAAGCTATCCCGCTACGTACCAGACTTCTCTTAAATACCAGGACGGTAACGTTGGCACATATGATATAGCAAGTGAAAAAACAATGGCTATAAGCAATGTACCTTATGTCACCATAGGGTTAAGGCTGTATCAGAGCAATGTAACAATGTATCTCAAGGAACTCTATTTCGATTAAAGGAGGTAAGGAAATGTCTACTAAAGCAATTTTGGTTGAACTTTCAAACCTTGCTGAACAGATTAAAAATCTTGCTTCAAGAGATTACGGAGAAAGGGCTGAAAAAGCCCTCTCCGAAACCGCAAGGGTTGAACACAAAGAGGACAGTTCTATTGAAGAACTTGACGCTGGACTTGCAGACGCAACGTATATGCTCTGTGAACTTATGAAAGGAGAATGATTATGCGCACAATCGTAAAAAACATTAAAAGATGGTATACCAAAGGTCTTTACACCAAAGAGATGGTTCTTGAGTTCCTTCTCGCTGGACTGATTACTCCGTCCGAGTACACAGAAATCACTGGTGAAGTTTACCAGCCTGAAGCGTGAGGAGGTAGCCTATGTACGTTGAAGTGACATTGGACGGTATCGGTGGCGGTGTAGCAAGTCTTACTTCAAACGATACAGGAGATTTCCGCGTAACGCTTGAAGTAAATGGCGAAGAAAGTGTCGTAGTTGATGGCAATGAACTTGCACTGGCTGTTGCCAAATGCATGACACTGGTGACACCTACAACTTAATATGATTTTCACTGAGGGGAGTACAACCAGCTCCCCTCTTTTAGTAAAAGTGAGTACCCGATTTCTGAAGAATTCAACTGTGT